AGCGCGCGGGACCGTCCCGGCGGCCGCACTCTTTCTCACGGCCGGCGTCGACGTGCAGGACGATCGCTGCTACTGGACCGTCAGGGGGTGGGGCGAAGGCGCGTCGAGCTGGCTGATCGATTGGGGGCTGTGCCCCAAGCGAATCGACGCCGACGGCCGCTCGCACAAGAATTCAGACCTCGAGCAGCTCGACGCGTTGCTGGTGCAGCGGCATTTTCCGCTCGTCTCGCCGAACGCCGCAGGCGCGAAGGCGCTGCCGATCCGGCTGATCGGCGTCGACTGCAACTATCAGACGCGGCGCGTCTGGGACTGGGTCCGCAAATGGCCGGGCGATCGCGTCCGGGCCATCGCCGGAGATCACCAGATGCAGAGCGATTTCTATCAGATGACGGTTGTGGAAAAGAACGCACGGGACGGGAAGCCCTATCCGGGCGGCCTGCGCCGCTGGGGCATCTGCCGCGCAACCTACAACGCCGACGTGCAGTCGCGCTGGGAGATTCCGCTGGGCAGTGCGGGTGCCTGGTTTCTGCCGGCGGCGATCCTCGAGCACGGCGAGACTTATCTCCGCCAGGTGTGCAACGAGACGGAGGCCCAGGCCATCAATAAGAAGGGCCGCGCCGTCACGATCTGGAAAGTCATCGACCAGAAGGTCGGCAATCACTTTTGGGACACGGAAGTCTACTCCCGCGCGTTGGCCGACATGGTCACCGGCGGCGAGTGGGAGGGCCTGGCGGCCAAATGCCGCCCCGCGCCGGCCGGACGCCAGCAAGATCCGTCGTCGGGGTTCGCCGCGCGCGAAACCGGCGACGACTTTTCAGCGCGTTGAGCGCAAGGGACGAATCTGAATGACGAAGAAAGCGGCCAAACAGCCGGACAAGACGAACGAGTCGCCCGCGTCGAGCGAGCCGACGGGCGGCCGGCAGTCGAACGCCCCGGTTTGCCCGAACTGCAGCGAGCCGGAAGAGCCGGTGCTCTGCAAATCGAACCGGTCCGACCCGTTCTTCACGCGCTACTATTGCCCCAATGACTGCGGCTTCAGCGTGAAGGTCGCCCGGCCGGACCTCCGGAAGCGGGTCGATCAGGCCGCGGCGGCCGAGGACGACTTTTCGGCGCGGTAACTTCCAATATTTGGAAGTTCGCTCTTCGACATCGGGAAAGCGTGTCATAGGCTCGAATCATGGCGACGATCAGCAACCAGCAGATTCTCGACGCGGCCCGCTCGGCGATGCTCAAGCGGCTGAACGGGGATGCGTACGAGAGCTACAGCGACGCGGAGACGGAATTCCGCGGCATGAAGCTCAAGGATCTGGAAGAGCTGATCGCGCGTTACGAAAGCCGCGTCGCCTCCGACAACGGGACCTCATTTCACCTGGCGGAGCCGTTTGACGAGTGACCCTGCAGGACGCACTAGATTGGCCAGGGATGGCCACGCCCGATCCGGCGCCGCAACAGATCAACGATCCCTACAAGGCCGGTGCGCGCAACCGCCTGTGGCGGGATTGGGAGCCTGACCATCGCTCGGGCGACGACTCGATCAACGCCAACTGGGACCTGCTCGTCACGCGGTTGCGCGATCTGCAGCGGAACGAGCCGACCGTCCGCGGTCTGATGCGGACGTTGTCGAAGTTCGTGATCGGCACCGGGATCGCCACGTTTTCCAATGCGCTGACGCTGGCGGGAGCGACGGACGCCGCCCGGGAGCCCGGCTCCGACGAGTTCGACGACGAGTTCAACTTCGAATCGGACGAGCTCTTCGAAGAATGGTCCGAGGAAGAGGCCGACGTGCAGGGCCGCTTGTCCTGGCAGCAGATGCAGGCGCTCCACTTCCAGGAAGTGATGTCGGCCGGCGAGTCTCTGTTGCTCAAGTGCTACGATCGCGACCCCAACCGGACGATGCCCCTGTGCTTCCAGCTGCTCGAGCCCGAGCAGCTGGACTACCGGATGAACTTCCCCCGCGAAGTCTCCCCGTCGGGCAACAAGATCGTCCGCGGCGTCGAGATCAACGACCAGGGCCGCGCGGTCGCCTACTGGATCTTCGACACGCACCCCTACGACAGCTACTCCAACTTCAACACGAAGTCGACCCGCATCCCGGCCGACCGCGTGATTCACACCTATCTGCCCAACCGGCCGAGCGAAAACCGCGGGGCCACGTGGTTTTCGACGAACGTCCAGATCGCCAAAGACACCGACTGGTACGTCGGCAATGAGCTGACCGCGGCCGCCCTCGGCGCCCTGCTGACGCTGATCGTCAAACGCAAATCGGGCGCCGGCAGCGGCATCGGCTTCGTGGGCGACAACTCGAGCATGGACGGCGCTTCCGATCAGTACGGCAATTCGACCGTGAAGCTCGGCCGCGGCCTGGTCGCAGACCTGGGCGCTGACGACGACATCAAAGTCGCCGAGTCGTCGCGCCCCAATCGCGATGCCGCCCCATTCATCAAGCTGCTCTCCCAACTGCAAGGCCAGGGCTCGGGGCTGAGCCTGCTGCGCGTGACGGGCGACTATAGCCAATCGAGCTATACGTCCGCCCGTGGCGCGCATCTCGACGATCAGGCGTTTTTTCTCGTGCTGCAGGCGTTCTGTTCGCGGTCGTTCGTGCGGCCCGTCCGGCGGATGCACACGATCGAGGCAGCCGGCTACGGTCTGTTCCGGTCGATCTCGGCGCGGCAATTCGAAAAGAGCCGCCGGCAGATGCTCCGGGTGACCGTGCAGCCCCCCGGGCGCGAGCAACTCGATCCCGAAAAGGAGACCGAGTCGGCCGCCGCTCGCATCCGCTGCGGATTCTCGACCTGGCAGGACGAGTGCGGGGCCCGCGGCAAAAACTGGCGGCGCGTGGCGCTCCAGCAGAGGCGCGAACGCCAATTCTTCTCCGACACGCTGGGCTTCGTGCCCGACCTGGCGAACACCGTCCAAGGGAAAAAGGCCGAGACCGACTCGAGCCCCGAGCCCGCTCCGCAGCCGGAGGCCCCGTAAAGTGCCCGTCGCCATCAGGAAACGCGATATCCCCAAGATCGAAGCGTTCGTTCTCGAAAGCCCCTGGGCGATCGAGGAAGGCACGCTGAATTCCATCGTCGAAGTCCTGCAGCTCCGCCGGAACGGGATGGAGTTCACCGCCGAAGAAGTCGCGGCGCGGATCGAGGCGAAGCGCGGAGGCTCCGGCGCCCGGGACACCGAGGACGAGGGTTACCAGGTCCTCGATGGCGTGGCCGTGCTCCCGCTGCATGGCGTGCTCGCTCCCAAGCTGAACCTGTTCCAGGCGATCAGCGGGGGGACCTCGACGCAGGAGTTCGCCGGCTGGTACATGCAGGCCCTGAACGACCCCAAAGTAAAGGCGATCGTCCTCGACGTCGACTCCCCCGGCGGCGACGCCAAGGGGAACGAAGAAGTCGCCCGGATGCTCCGGGACTCCCGCGGTGCAAAACCAGTCGTCGCCGTGGCTACGGGAATGATGGCCAGCGCGGCGTACTACATCGGGTCGGCCGCCAGCGAAGTTGTCGCCAGCGACTCGGCCGAAGTCGGCTCGATCGGCACCTATCTGATCCACAAGGAGACCTCGAAAGCCGACCAGGCTGCCGGCGTCACTTATTCCGTGGTCAAAGCTGGGGCCAATAAGGCCGTCGGCAACGGCGTCGAGCCCCTCACCAGTGAGTCCCGCGCCGTCCTGCAGGAACGCGTCTCGGATTTGAACGATCAGTTTGTCGCGGCCGTCGCCGCCAATCGCGGCGTTACGCCGGAAACCGTCAGTCAGAATTTCGGCCAGGGGAAAGTCATGCTCGCCCCCCGGGCCAAAGCCGCAGGGCTCGTCGATCGCATCGGCACCCTGCAGCAGGTCGTGAGCGAGCTTCAGACCAAATACGGCCGAGCCAAGGGCACGAACGCCCGCCAAGAGGAGGAATCTCAGGTGGCCCCGAAGACCGAAACCAACGCCGCGTCCGAAGCCGATCCCATCCAGACGCCGCACGCGGCCGTCGCTCCCACCGGAGCTGCCGCGCCCCCGGCCGCCGACCCGGCCCCCTCGGCCGCTGAACTCGCCGCCGCCCGCACTGCCGAGCGGGCCCGCATTCAGGACCTGCAGGCCCGCGGAGCGCTGCTCCAGATCAGCGCCGCCGACGTCGACGCCGCGATCAGCGCCGGAACGACCGTTCCCGAGGCCCTGGTGCAGTGGACCGACGCCCGCGCCAAGTCCCACACCCCCGTCGACAACACCACCAGCCGCGTCGAAGGGGGCACCGCCGAGGGGGACAAGTACTTCCAGGGCGCCCGCGACGCCCTGTTGCTCCGCTTCAACGGCCTGGCCGAGGGCGAAAAGCCCTCACAGTTCGCCCGCGACATGCAGTACTTCGGGATGCTCGACTTCGCCAAGATGTCGTTGCAGCTCAGCGGCCATCGCCTCTCGTCGATGGATCCCGACGACATCGCCCGCGCAGCCCTCAAGGGGGACGGCGGCGACATCACCATTCGCGCCAGCGACTATAGCACCGCCCGCCCGTCCGACTTCCCGAACCTCATGTCGGCCCTGATGGGCAAGATGCTGGACGTCGCCGCGCAGTACAGCCCGGCCACGTATAAGGACTGGGCCTACAAGATCCCGTCAGTCCCCGACTTCAAACCGAAGACGATCATCGCCGTCGGTGAATTCGGCGAGTTCGCCCAGGTCCGCGACGGCGACGACTTCCTCGCCGGCAACACGCCGTCCGAAGAGGCCAGCTGGATCGCCGTCGACAAGTACGGCGACGAGTGGAATCTCACCCCCAAAATGATCGTCGACGACGATCTGGGCGAGTTCGACGTGATCGCCCGCGACAAGGTCATCGCCCATGATATGACCCTCAATCGCTTGTGCATCAACCTGCTCACGGGCAACGCCACGGCCGGCGATGGCAACGCGCTGTTCGACGACACGAATCACGGCAACGACCGCAGCTCGGGCGGCGCTCCCTCGCAATCCGAGCTGGCCGCGATGCGGCTCAAGCTCCGCAAGCAAAAGGGCGTCAGCGCCAAGCGCAAGCTGAATCTGACTCTCGAAACCATCCTGATTCCCGAGGATCTCGAAACCGCGACCGAGCAGATGCTGAAGGTCGGCGTCGCCGTCGTCCCGGTCACCACGGCCACCGGCGAAATCTTCCGCGGCCGGGTGAAATACGTCGTCGATCCGCAGCTCGCGGACAGCTCGACGGCGGTCTATTACGGGTTCGCCAACAAGAACCTCGCGCGGGCGATCGTATACACGTTCCAAAAGGGTTTCGAGCAGATGAAGACTCGAAACTATTACAGCCCCAAGAGCAACAGCCGCACCTTCCAGTTCGAAGGCCGCTTCGCCGCGGCCGTCCGCAACTGGCGCGGCGTCGTCCGCAACAACGGCGCCTGAGCGGCCCAGCCGCTTTGACTTGCCGGCGGCTCGATGGCCGCCGGCTCTTCGCGACCTCAACCACACACATACGCGCCGAAACGCATAGGAGCGGCCAGTCATGAGCAATTCGAAAGTCCTCGTCGACGATTACCGGTTCAACGGCGTGTTCATTCCGCCGGTCGCGGCCAGCCAGGTCGGCGGCCTGCCGTTCGTGTCGAAGATCACCAAGACCTCCGGTGCCCCCACCGTCGTGGGCGTTTCCGGCGGCGGAGTTGCGCTCGCCCTCACCAGCGATGCGGAGGTGCAGAACGTCTCCCTCTACCAGGGGGACGTCCTCCCCTACCCGATCGACAAGCTGATCCAGGTCGACATCTGGGCCAAGGTCACTGCCTCCGTGGCCGCGGCCGTCTCCGTCGCCTTCGGTATGGCGAGCGCCCGGAACGACGCGATCGCCTCGATCGCCGATCATGCTCTCTTCACCCTGGCGGGCAACAACAATCTGTTGCTCGACGTGATCGATGGGACCAACTCCCAGACCGCGATCGCCACGGGGACGACTCTCGGCACCACCTGGCAGC